ATTAAACATCATAAACGCCCAAGCCGCAGCAGAAAAAGCCGCAGATATGCAAGCCTTTTTAGATGACTTGGACGCACAAGGAAAAGCCGAAGAAGATGCGAAGCTAAAACGTTTAGCAGATTTAAAGATTTTAAGAGATGCGGAAAAAGCAACCGCACAAGCGGTAAGGACGGCAAGGCTTGGGATTGTTTCTGCGGGATTTGACGCCTTGAAGTCTATGGCTAAAACCGAAGAAGGACAGAAAAAATTAGCCATAGCGCAAATCTTAGTTAACCAAGGTATCGCCTTATCTAACGCTATTGCGGGAGCGCAAGCGTCAGCGTTAGGAACTGGACCAGGTGCGGTTTTTACTGCGCCAGGTTTTACGGCTTCTTTGGTCGGAATGGTTCTTAGTTCTTTTGCATCTATTAAGGGGATAATGAATCAGGCGGGCGCAGCGACGTCAGGACTTGAAACTTCGATACCAACTGGAGGCGGCGGTGGTGGCGGTGCGGGCGTACAATTAGCACTAACCCCAACACTTGAATCTTTTGGGGAAGGAACACTACAACTACCCGCCGTGCAAGCCTTTATATTACAAAACGATATTGCAGATGCAGGCGCATTACAAGCGGAACTACAGGCACAATCGTCTCTATAAATAAACAATATAACAAAGGACATTTTTAAAGATATGAGAAAGCAAGTAGAACTTTTAATAGACGAAACCGAAGAACTTACAGGAATCGAAGCGGTTAGCCTTGTGCGCTTTCCTGCCATAGAAACCGATTTCGTTTACCTATCGGCGGTAAAGGATAATAAGATGGCCTTTGCCATGGATGAAGACAAAAGGCTTTTAGTCGGCCCCGCTTTAATCCCGAATAAATTGATCCTTCGACTCGACGAAAACGACCAAGAGTACGACGTGTTCTTCTCTAAAGAAACGGTACGCCACGCGATGGAGTTATTTATGCGCGAAGCAAGAACCAACGAACACACCTTAGAACACAATAGTAAAATCGAAGGCGTGACCGTGGTTGAGTCTTGGGTAATCGAAGATTCTTCAAAAGACAAAAGTGCGCTTTATGGTTTTGACTTACCTGTTGGGAGTTGGATGCTATCCGTAAAAGTCAACAATTCCGACGTATGGGAAAAGGTAAAATCTAAAGAAGTTAGAGGCTTTTCGATTGAAGGTTTTTTCTCGGACAGAATTGTTGAAATGACCAAAGGCAAACTTTGCAAAAACTGCCCCGAAGACGAAGCAATTATTTCAGAGTTAAAATCTATCCTATTGGACGAGGTACAACCCACGGCGTTTTTAAACGGCCAACCGCTATTTAAGAAATCACAAGACGCACAACTTTGGGGTGAAATGTTTTATAACGTTACGGGGTATCGAACTTTACAACTAAACGGGCAGACGTTATTTTCAGCCAAAGAAAGTTTAGAGTCTTACCCATGGGATGAGTGTATTGCAGACCAGATAGCCGAGTACGGTTCTAAGGAAACCGCAGAAAAAATTTGTGGAATGATAAAGCGCAAATACGGTTGAAAATAAACAACCAAGAAAAACTTATATGTTTTAACGAATAATTATCTCAACATGACAACTATAGAAAAAATTCGCGAAGTTATGGGGCTACCCAAAACGAAGCTCTATGCCGAAGGTCGCTTAGACGATGGGCGTGTAATTGTAACGGAAGCCGAATCCTGGGATGTAGGTGTAGAAGTTCGTATTTTAGATGACGGCGGGAACGCGTCTGTCTTGGATGCGGGAACTTACACACTCGAAGACGGTACGGAAGTAGTCGTTAACGAAGATTCCCGACTTGCTTCTTTAGGCAATGATGAAATCGAAGTAGAAGTTGAAATGGAAGTAGAACTTGAAACGATCCCCGAAGCTGAAGAAGAAGGCTACCGCGATGGAATCGATGACGAAAAAGAAGACGTTCGCGAAGATATGGATTACGAGAAAGTTCGTAAAGCATTGAACGAAGGATTCCCCGACCTTGAAGAAAGTGTAGTAGATGCGATTGCAGAAGTAGTAGCAAGTATCTATTCGCCCGAAGTAGAGATAGAAATGGAAGCCGAAGAAACCAAAGAAGATATTTCTCAGGTTTTAGAAGAAGCCTTTGCATCTATCAGTAAAAGACTCGAAGCATTAGAAGACGCACCCGCATCAAAGGGGGTGACTCATTCACCAAATAAACTTTCTGCGCAGCACAAACAGAAAGACCTAATTAACTTAAACGGAGTAGACCGTGCGCTACACATTATACAAAATTCACAAAGATGAATAACTTATCTAAGAAGTACGACTTCGACATTCAGGTAGGAGCTAACACCTACGCGGGTGAGTTGGCCCTGCCATACGTAACCGCCGCGCTTCTTGGTGCGGAAACAATCGCAAAAGGACGATGTAGACTACTGGAAGGAATCGTTGACAAGGCGGTAATTTCTGGTCTATCTACAGGGGATACTTTACAAGCTGCTACTTGTAGCTTTGCAGGCGGCGCAAATGTTACATTAACCGAGCAAGTTCTTGACCAAACAGACTTAGCAGTAATGGAAGAAGTATGTCGTAAGACTATGTTTCCTACATGGGTTGCTGCTAACGGACGTATGCAACGCAACGGCGATTTACCTGTAGACTTTACAGACTTTCTTTTAGGGGCAGTAGCAGAAAGAACTGGTACAAGTGTAGAAAACGCAATTTGGCAGAGTTCAGGCATCTTCGGAGTAGGTTTCCTTTCTAACGATGGAACTATTGACGAAGCAGGTATCGACGCATCGGCTTGTAAAGATTTTATTGAGCATGGCACAGGCGCACCCGCTTGGACAAATGCAAATATTTTAGGTCACATGAGTGGCGTATTTGATGCGGCACAAGCAGTTCCAGGCATACTTCAAAAGCCTGGTTGTGGATTCTATCTTTCTTATGAAGCGTATGCTTTCTACTTGCAAGCTATGGCAGTACAAAACACAGGCCCAGGTTTTAACCAGTCTATGGACGGTGCGACTTACTTAGGCTACCCAGTATACGCTACTGCAGGTATTCCTAACGCGGTTGATGTGATGGTATTTACTTACCCAGACAACTTAGTTGTCGGAGTGAATAGCTACACCCCAGACATTTCTACTTCTTTAATTCCAACTTATCAATACGATGGTTCTGACAATGTTAGAATCTCTATGAGGTTTGCTATAGGAGTTCAGACAGGAGTAGCGGGGGATGGTGTTGTAGGATTCAACTTCACATAGACTGATGCCCTGCCTCATTAGTGCCGCACGGGGTATAGATTGCCGTGATGCCATAGGTGGTTTAAAGGCCATCTTCTTCTGTAGTAGTTACTCCGCCAATATCCTTGCTTCGGCAACGGTAGCGGCAACGGATTACACTATCACAGACGCTGATTTTGTCGACTGGGATATTGCAGGAACGCCAACAAATGCAAAAGTTACTGTTTACAAATACAACCTTGTGACGGATCTATCTTCTTTCAGCGTAGCCGTCGAAGCCGATAAAGCTACGGGGTCTGTAATGTGGAATCAAACTTTAGACGTTGTACTTCATAAAGTAGTAGCCGCAGATTTGTTCCAACTTGGGCTTATTAGTAAGAACCGTGCACAGATATGGGTGCAAGATTCTAACGATAACGTCTTTTTAATGGGAATTTCTGACGGGTGTTACCTTACAGGAGGCGATACTATCTCAACAGGTGCTAACCGTTCAGACATGAATGGGCTAACTCTTAACTTTACGGCCAAAGAGCAAAACCCAATCTACACAATCCCCGCTTCTGCGGGAGTTGGAACTGCGGGTTATCCATTCGACGGTTTAGACGATGAAGCAGGCCTCGAAATTATCGTAGCTGCTTAATCTTTTAAGAGAATAATACGAAACTGGGAGGGTGGCAATGCGCTATCCTCCCTTTTTTATTTAAACAAATCCCTTACCCTTATATTGTACATAGATGTTACAGATTACTTCTAACACAGGCGAAATAAATACAGGCCCCGAGCTTGTACAAAATGGGAGCTTTGACCAACTTGGAACTGACCAAGTACAAAACGGTTCTTTTGCAGAAGTTTCTTCTACGGATGTTATCACAGACGGGGGGTTTAGTGCTACGGGTACGGAACTTGTAACGAATGGAGATTTTGCAACAGATAACAATTGGAATAAAGGCACGGGTTGGAGTATTGCAAATGATAAAGCAATATGCAACGGTAACCAACCAGGCACAACAAATCTAAGTCCAACAGTTGCGCCTACAATTGTTAGTGGTAAAAGTTATTTACTATCTTTAGATGTTACTCTTTCAGCGGGTACATTGTCAGTCTTTGCATTTTCACAAAATGCATTATTATTTGATTCATCAACAGGAACAAAAACTTTAACACTTTACTTTCAAAGAGGGCTTGGAGGCAATTTGTTCATACAAGGAAACGCAGACTTTGTAGGCTCAATCGACAACGTATCAATTAAAGAACTTGGACAGCCTTGGAGTGTTGGAACTGGTTGGAGTATTGGAGAAGATAAAGCGTCAGTTGATACTGTAGCTGCGACAACTGTGTTACAACAAAGTTCTTTAAGTGTTGTTGAGGGGAAGTCATATAAAATAAGCGGTAACGTAAGCAGCTTAGAGGCTGGTAGTAATTTACAAATAGAATTTAGTGCTGGTAGTATTGTTGGAAATGTAACCGCTAATGGAGTGTTTACCTTTTATGGTGAATGGGGTGTATCCAAAATACTTTATTTATACGCTTTAGGTACATCTAAGTTTTCAGTAACAAACATATCAGTTCAAGAGCTTGGAACGGATTGGACGCAGGGGCTTGGGTGGTCTATAGGGGAAAACAAAGCCAACAGCGCACAGGCTTTAGGTACTCAACTTATTACAAATGGAAATTTTGATGCTACTGGAACGGAAATAATTGAAGACGGTAATTTTCCATCAGGTACTTCTGAATGGACTTTACTTGGAGGTTCATCTTTAAGTACTGGATTTGCGACTGTTGTTGGTATGGGTTCTACTGCAAGTTCTGCTTTA